CGCCAGTCATAAACGCTTCAGTCAAAGTGCTGGTGAACTCATTGCCAAAGCCGTTGATTGCATCCATCAAAAGTTCAAGATCGGATTTGCCTTTGTCAGTAAACTTTTTAAGTTCCTCACTTGCCAAACCAACAGAGCGACTAAAAGTGTCAGGATCAATTAAGCCTTTACCAAGAACCATTTGCAGATTTTGAATTCTCTCGATGTAGTTCTCAAGAGGTGTGCGAGTGTCCTCAAATATTTTCTTGATTGCATCGGCTTGCTCTTTGGCATCCTTGGTTATTTGCTCATCATATTTCTGCTGCTTAACATCATTCTCAAGTTTCTCTTTGTCAGCCTCAGTGATGTTTCTGATTAAGGCAAGGTAAGTCTCATAAGCCTTGATTTGCTCGTCAGTTGCACCCAATCTGGCAAACTGAGCAACCTTCAGTGCGTCCTCACCATCGGTGAGTTTTGTGACCTGATCGATAACAGACAGATAAGAATCTCGAATCTTTAAAAGAGACTTTTCTAATTCGTTGTCTTCTTTCTTTGCTTTCTCGCCACCCAAAGATGGCAATGGTTTTGCTGCACGTTTGTCAATTCCAAGCAATCGCCTATCCATGCCACTTGCCTCTCCTTGCCTTGGAGTTGCAAACATTTCATTTCTTTGAATTGCCTTTAAATAATTTAGACGATTTTGTAAGTGCTTGTTATATTCATCAAGAGAGGAAGTGTCAGCATTGGCATTTTTGTAACGCTCGATTGCAGCATTGTTTGAATCAATTTCTTCTCTGACAGTTTTGAGATTTTCTTCTGTATTTTTGAAAGGGTTGATTGTTCCAAAATTTCTAATGGCATCAAGGAAACTGCCTGAATACTTTATGCCCTCTTGAAACTCAACAATCATCTTGGAAAGTCCAACAAGCATCGGGTTGATGCCATCGACCAAGATAAGTTTTAATTGCTGATTGATTTTTGTGATGTTGTCATTGAAAGCCTCAGCATTCTTTGCAAAGTCATCACCAAAACTTGCACCAAATTCTGTGATTCCTTGTTTGCCAGTATTCAGGAAAGGAATCAGATCAGCACCAGCCTTGCCAAACAAAGCCATTGCATATTGAGTCTTGGTCGCTCCATCGGCTGCACCACTGAATGCTCCCGCCACATCGCCAAGGATGTCAGCAGTTGGCCTGATATTGCCATTGGCATCTTTGACACTAATGCCGAGATTCTTAAATGCTTCTGATTGTTCTTTACTGCCAGAGGCCGCCTCTGCAATGCTCTTGTTTAATTTAACTAGAGCCGAGCCAAGTTGCTCGTTTGAGACACCAGCCAGATCAGCCGTGTTTGCCAATGATGATAATTCGCTGACTGCAATCCCTGTCTTTTGAGACAGTTTATTCATGTTGTCAGCACTGTCGATCAAGCCCTTGATCTGAGCCGCGCTTCCAATGGCCGCCAAGACAGCAGTCAGACCAGCGATCTTGCCTGTCACCGCACCAACACTTGTGCTTAGATCAGTAAGACCGCCTTTGACTGATTTGAAAGCCGCGCCAGTCCTGTCCTGAGCAACAATGTCAATGCTTACATCTTTACTTGCCATTGCTTCTCTCCGACTGAAACTTAATCCAAACTTGCCATTCTAGGAACTCCTCAACAGACATTTCCTCGATCTCGCCAACTGTTTTGTGTAACTTCTCAGCAAGATAAAACATGAACTGTCGCTCAGGAGTCTCCCTTAGTTTTTTTCGAGTTCCTTGAAATCAACTCGCATGATTTCTGTTGAAACTCTTTCCAAAATTGAAGCATCAACCATGTTTCGCAAAACTGGCTTGTCCTCGATGGTGAAAATCTTTCCACCCTCTTTATCTAGGCATTTCATCACTAACAACTCAACCAGAGTGTCAGCCTCAGAATTGCCCAATCGAGTCACCGCCTGAAGTCTTGCTTTGTCTTTCAGTGTGAAAGGCTCAACATAAACGATCAGAGGGCCATTCTCGTCACCCCATTCAGGCACTTCAATGGCCTTGATCTGGAGTGACTTGAAATGGGCTTTTGCCCGATCAATCGCACCCATTACGCAGCAGTGCTTAGAGCCAATACGCCAGTGCCTTGCAATGTGATGGAAGCCTCAACCATGCCATCAAAAGATGAATTGATTGTCAGACCAGTCACGATTGCCGAGCCAGTGTAATATTTATCGCCAGCAGTTGCTCCCTCTGGGTAAGCAGAGAAAGTAACGCTTGCACCGACAGTCATGGCCATTTGGCCAGCGTCAGCCTCATCCCAAAACACATCAACTGAACCAGTGAAGGTTGTCAGTGAGGGTTTGTAGGTGCGAGCCGCATCGCCCATCGATGTGTCCTCTAATGTGTCAGCAGACTCGGAAATCGAGAAACTGCGAATCTCGCCAATGGTGTTTGCACCAACTTTGAGTGTACCTTCTGAACCAGTATGAGTAGCCATAATTAAGCCCCTTTCAAGTTTTACAATTTTGCCACATTAAGCAGCAGATTCAACATCATTTTCTCTTGTCGAGTAAGTTACCTCAACAGTGAAACGCCCAACACCCACCACTTGTTCTCCATCCCCTGAATAATCAGATTCAAAAGCGACTGTGTTGATGTCCTTTGCCTTGCCACCAAGCGTGATATTCTGATAGAGGGCTTCCTCTACCTCAACCGCAATGGTGTCAATCGTATTGTCAAAATTAGTGTTTGCCATGACATAACACTCAACCATCACCTCTAAAACTCTCAACTGAGTTCTGGGTCTGGTCATTGTTTCATTTGTCGATGTCTCTGACTTTGTATAAACAATGAGTGCTGGCAGTTTGCCAGACTCAAATGGATAAACCCGAGACTTGAAAACCCGAGTGCCAGTCGTTGTCAGACCAGTCAAAGCAGTGACTACCGCATCCCTGATTTGCTGCCGAACATGGCTCATTATTGTTTCTCCAAAACTATCATTGTCATGCCAGTCCCATCGTCCTGAACAATTCTGGACTTATAACTAACTCTGGCAATCAGGAAAGCATCACCCTCAGTGCATGACTCCACATCCGAGGTGCGAACCATGAGTCTGGGTTGCTGAATAGCAAAGCCAACATCGCCACCAGTCTCGACATCGATGAACTGGTTGTCAAAGATTCCTCGAATAGTCTTTGGGACTCCATTCTGGATTGTGTATTTCACATCAATCCCAAAGTCTTTCAAGTACATCAAGCGATCAGCAGCAGACTCATACATTCTTTTTTGGCCTTCCACGCTTAATTATTGGCATGGCATCCGATATTTCTAAACCAAGACTCTTATTCACCAGTGGAGTTTCAAAAGTATGCAAAACGCATCTCTCCATTTGAATAAGACTCTTGCCTTCTAAATCAGGCAATTCCAAGACATCGCCCATTCGGGCTTTGCCTTGGGTTGTCATCGTATTACGAATGAAATATAAATTCATGTTTAGCTGACGTATTGATACTCACCAATCAACTCGACACCAATTTTGTAAGACGCTGTGCCAGCAACAGTGCAAACTGCTTTGACAAAACGCTTCATTTCATTTTTGTTGACGCTCAATTTCTGAACGCTGGCTGTGTTTCCAACTTCAGTAAACGCTGCACCAGTTACATCTGTGTAAGAACCACCAGAGGTGTCGCTGTGAGTCAACTTGACATTGCAAGTTGCACCAGCACCGCCAGCAGAACAATTAAGAATAACTGCCACTTCGTTTGTGTATTGAAGCAAATCAACAGCAGAACCAGTAGTTGTCGCAGTGATTGTGTTTGAAGGAATCAATGCAACCAGTTGAGAATTATCGCCATAATTAACCATTTAAATCTCCAAAAAAGATGGTGGGGTTTTTAGCCCCACCTTGTCAATTAAGCAATGTCAGCATCGCCATAGCAGAAGGAAACCGCATTGCGAACTGCAATGTCAGTGTCTTGCAACGCCACCACGCGCATTGTGCCGCTTGTGGAGTTGCTGTAAGGATCGACCATCAAATCCAAACCAGAGAAGAAACCAATCAGCAAGTCAGCAAAGTTGCCAAAGAACACATCGCCAGCAGTCACTTGATTAGAAGTTTCTGTGCGATAGCCGTTGACAGTATTGCCAGCTTCCCAAACAAACTGACCAGCAGAAGTGGATGACTTTTCAGTTGTTTTCAATGCACCGCGCTGTGCAGGATTGAACAAATAAGTCATTGTTCCGATGTCAGCATTGTCGGTTGCAACCTCAGACTCCATTCCCACCAACTCAGCAAATGTTGGGTTTGTGGCTGCAAAGTCTTTGGTGTTGATGCCAGAAACCAACTTGATGCCTGTTGGCTGGTTGTTTGAACCAGTGCCATAAAGGGCAGCAGCGTCAATCGCCAAAGCAATCACAGTGGCCAAGTCTCTGCGAACCATGCTTTCAACGTCAATTGATGACTGGATCATCAATTTGCGTGAAAAGTCAGTGTAAGCACCGACAGTCTTTGGGGACATTGTGACTTGAGCCAGAGTTTGTTGGCTCTCAGTAGGTGCGCCAGACTCAGCAACCCAATAAGCAGTGGCCGCGCCAGATTGCTTAGGAATTGCCACATTGCCAACCAGACCATTGAGAACTGTTGCACCAGCACGTTGAACAACTGAACGATTGCGGAGCATCTCGATTAAAGATGGAGCCAAAAGATCAGTTGCAACCAAGTTGCCACC